TTGTTTGAAAAGATATAGGGCGGGAGTTAATTTCGTCAGGGCATAAAAAAAGCGGTATAGAGTAAACTATACCGCTCTGGGGAGTGAAGGATTCGAACCTACGAAGGCTGAGCCAACAGATTTACAGAAATCCTTTTCCCTACACAACCAAACTCATATTTATCAATACAACCCATTTTAACCCCAAAACATAAATAAAGTCAAGTTATTTCTCACATCTAAACACATTCAATTTTTTTGAAACCCATATTTTAGTGCCAGTTTTAGTGCCAGTTTTAGTGCCAGTTTTAATGCCATTTTTTAAGCCAACGTATTGAAAATCTGTTGGCTCACATTAATTTAATCGACAAAAAAGACTACTTCTCCGCAAGTAGTCTTTTTTTTGCTTTTTCGGTTTTGCCTTACGGATAAAATTTCCGCTCGGTGCATAATTCTAAATCTTTTGTTATGACTTCGATTAGTGCGTCTCGGACTTTTCCTACAATTTGTCCGCTGTAGGTTATGTTATTATCAGTTGGGTTTACTTTGTTGATTAATTCCATTATCGAATTGTCTATAAAATCTTGTTGGTCTAGTTCTTGTCTTGTGAATTCTCGGTCAATATCATCATACCTAAAACACATAAAAACCCCCTCGATTTGAAATTACCCCCGAACTGGTCGGGGGCTGTTATTATTATATATTAACTGTTTTTTTGAATTGTTTTGCAAGGGCTTGCGGTGATACTTTTTCAAACTTAATCCTGTCGAAGCGGTCGGCACATCGTAAAAACCAATTTTCTTGCCTGTCGCTCAATCCTTCTTCTTTGAATTTCGCTAACCATTCGTTAATGTTCATTTCGGGTTCGGAAAATACTATATCCTGTATTTTCTCGCCGTCTTTTAATCTTTGTTTCCAAGATTTTTTTTCTGTCGTTTCCTTTTTCATTTTCTAACTCCTCAAAAAAATATTTCCCCCTCATACGAGGGGGATTTTTTGTTATGCCGCTAATTCATTCCTTATGGTTGGATTTTCTTCTAAATACCTGTACCAAGTATTTGAGATTTCCTCTAACGCATACCAAGCGAAAACGTTATAGAGCGTTACCGAATTAGTATAATTTCTGTTATTACCCCATAACGCCTTCCCTATTTCCGATGGCGTGGGCTTTTCGCTGTTACGAAATACGCCGAAATTTTGAACCATAGAAATTATGTCCGTTCCTAATTCTTCGGCTGTGCGTTCTATGTGGTTTGCTATGGCTGTGCGGTTTTTCTTAAAAAACGCTATTGTTTCGCTGTAATAAATAAAACCGCTTATTCCGACATTAGCACCATATTCCGCACAATTTACAAACTCGGTTGAAATTTCTTTTACCGCTTCGCTTGAACCATTTAACGAATAGCCTAACGCCTTAATGACATTATTTACTGTCCGTTCCGAAAATGTAGAATTACGAGATATGTAATTCCGCATTTTTTTGATGTTGTTAATTTTCATTTTGATACCTCACTAAATAAATCTTTTTGACCGCTGTCGATGACAAGCGGAATTTTGCGGCTGTCGGGGTGTGCCCGATAAAGACAAAAAATGTAGTATTTCATTTCTCGCTTATTAGGAAAAATGCGGTAATGATTAAGAACCGATTTTTCAAAAATTGGAATTTTTGTGCAAGCGGCTGACGTTGTATTAATCTCAATTTTTTCTAGTTTCGGTTTTCCCTGTGTTAATGAAAAACTAACCTCGACCCGATAGTGTGTAGACATATTCTTTCACCTCACGATTAGCCCGATTTGTTATCGGGCGGATATGGATTGCATACGCAAACCATGAAACCCAAAACCGCCGCATTGTTTTGCCCCACAGACGGCGGTGCATGGGGGCTCACACCTGCCGCCCCCGTGCCGCCGTCTGGGGGGCAAAACACCCTGCCAACCTAACCGCCCTAAAAAACCGACTTTGCGCCAGGTATGCCATGTAGAGAGGTGGCAAAAAGGTTTACACAACAGACAGGAATAAATACCCCGACCCGAAGGGTTGGCATGGCTTTTGCTTGGCTGTAGCGTTCTTATTCCCATTGCAAAAGCCATGCCAAAGGGGTTTTAGCGAATAAATGACTTGGTGCTTGAATAAATGCGGAAGTTTACGAAGTAAAAAGATTTGAAAAAAAATGGCGTTAGCCATTTTTTGACCGCACACTGTAGCGAAATGAGATGAAAACTACCTGCTTTCAGGTAGTTTTTTTTTGCCCAAAAATTCTATTTTTTTTCCCCTTCAACTTGGACGAATTCCAAACTATCGGTTTTTTTCAGGCGGCGTTATTTTTTGTATTACAGCTGTAAAACGCTGTAATTAATTTGGGGGGCTGATATGCAAGACGATGAGAAAAAGGCTGATTTATTAACCAGAAAAGAGGCGGCGGTGTTTATCGGGGTTTGTGAGAACACTTTGGATAAACTGGATATTCCACGGACTAAAGTAAGGCGAAGGATATTTTTTAAGCGTGAAATACTGCTCAAATGGATTGACGACCATACCGAGAAAACAAGGAAATAATTATGGATTATCAAAAAACAAAGAATATGATTGAAAAGTTGATTTCTATTGCTGATACTTTGAAATATGGCACGGCTTCGGTTTTGATTAAAAAACATGATGGGCGTGTAGTACAGGTATCCTACACTACGCAAGAGCATACCAGAGAACAAAAGAATGAATACCCGATAGACGAATAAAAGCACGAAAATAGAGAAAAACAGGCTACTTGCTCGCAAGTAGTCTTTTTTTTTGTTCAAAATTCTAACTTTTTTTACCCTTCAACTTGTACGAATTCCAAACTATCTAAAAAGTTCTTTGGAGTGGATATTTTAAGCATGATACAGGACATGGATAAGGTTATCGAGGAAGCGAAGGCTGATATATTGCCTTTTGAAAGTTGGGAACGGCTTAAAGGAGAAACTACTCTTGCTTATGCGGCTTTTTGTGCTTTTAGGGATTTGGGGGGTGAACGTAGTATCCGTAAGGCTGTGGAGACTGTAGAAAACGATGAGGCTTTACGCATGAAGCGTTATAACGTGTGGCGTGGGTGGTCTACCCAATTCAAATGGCGTGAAAGGGCTGCTGATTATGACCGCTATGTCGAGAAACTTAAACAAGCGGAATTGCGGAAAACGATTGAGGCACAGGGAGAACAACATCGAGAAGTTACAGGAAAAATGCTAGATGTTGTGAAAAAGAAACTTGACACAATGAACCCTGCCGATTTATCGCAGGGCAATTTGACCGAATGGGTGCAGACCGCTATTAAGGCTGAACGTGAAGCGGCTGGATTAGTTGCGAGTAACGGAAAGGCTGAACCGAAACAGGGCGAATTGAATTTTGTCTCTGACTTTCAAGGACTTTAGAATATGGGTACTTCGGTGGTTTTTAAGCCTACAACGATACAGCGTAAAGCGTTGGCACTTCTGAAAAGCGGTGCTAAACATATTTTGCTTTACGGCGGATCACGTTCAGGGAAAACTACTGTTCTTGTTATGGCTATTATTTTTCGGGCTTTGATGTACGCAGGTAGCCGTCATTTAATTTGCCGTTATCGGGCTAAGGACGCTCGTTCTTCTGTTCTGCGTGAGACGCTTATTCCGTGGCTTGATAATACTGTCGGGAAAAATGGGTACTACTACTTGGCACATGAAAGTATGATTACGCTTTTTAACGGCTCGGAAATTTGGATTGGCGGTTTGGGGGATAGAGAGCAAGCGGATAAAATTCTTGGACACGAATACTGCACTATTTATTTTAATGAGATTAGCCAACTTTCTTATATCGCCGTTACTACGGCTTATTCAAGATTGGCTATGAGGGTTAAGGGTTGTAGGAACTTATTTTTTTATGACTGTAATCCGGGAAGTCCTTTACATTGGGCTTATAAAATATTTGTGCTTAAAAGGATTTTCTTAACTGGCGAACCTTTGGAAAAACCTGAACTATACGAAGCTATGTTACTTAATCCCGAAGATAACAGGGAAAATTTACCCGATGATTATATTTCCGACATTTTGGACGTGTTACCTGAAAAACAAAAGGCAAGGTTTAGAGATGGGCTTTGGGTTAAAGCGGAAGGCGTTATATACGACAAGTTTGATGAAACGATGATTATAAAGACCGAAGATTTGCCAAAAGAGTTTGACAGATTTGCGGCAGGGCAAGATTTCGGGTTGAATATTACTTTTGTAAAGATTGGTTGGGTTGGCGATGTGGTTTATGTGCTTGACGATTACGGAGCGTTCAACATGACTACGCAATCTTTTAATGAGGAATTAAAGGCAAGGGGTTTGTTTGAAGGGCAACTTTTCCCTGCTTATTGCGACCCTGCCGGCGGTGAAAGAATACAAGAGGTTACAGGCGGCACTAAAGCGAATAACAGCGTTGACAGCGGTATTGATTATATAAACGCAAAAATAGAACGGCGGCAATTTTTTGTTTGTGAAAGATGTACAGGGGTTTTGTCTGAAATATGGGATTATTGCAGAGACGAGGCAGGGGAAATTGTAAAGGTAAACGACCATTACCTTGACGCTTTGCGTTATGCGATATTCACGGATATTCAACAAGGGGTGATTTTATCGTGAATATATTTAGCAAGATACTAAACCGAAAGCGAACAAATAACAGCCCGAAGAATGGTAAAGGATTAGTAGAAAAAAGTATAAATACTAATACAAATTCCTTGACTTCGGACGATGATTTTTTTACTTTTAATATGGAACATTGTGTAAACAACTCTTATTTTCTCAACGCTTGGGTAAATATTGCTATCAATATTTTAATACGAAATATTGCAAGAGCAGATTTTACAATCAAAAACGGAGGCGATGATGTAGAACATGGATTTATTTATGAACTATTTAGAAGACCTAATCCTTCTTTAAGCCGATATGACCTGTGGAAAGAAACTGCGGCTTGGTGGTTTCTTGAAGGAGAGGCGTTTTGGTGGTTTGGCAGTGATTATTCTGGGGGACTGCCTAAAGAAATATATGTTCTCGACCCTAGAAAAATGCGACATGAGGGAGAATTACAAGGCAGTATTGCCTTTGATTATATAAACAAGCCTCGCCGTTGGTTCTACCATTGCGGTACAGAACTAATACCTATTTTATCCGATGAATTAATCCACTTTAGAGAGTTTAACCCATATAATCCTATCCGTGGGGTTAATCCGCTTGTTTCGCTTGCTTTGGAATTAGAGCAAGACTATTACGCAAATAAAGCCAATTCAACATTACTTAAAAATAATTCGATACCGCAAGGAATATTAAAAACAGAACAAACTTTAAGACCAGAAGAAGCAGACCAACTTGAACGCCGTTGGGAGAGTAAATACGGAGCGGTTAAGGCAGGGCGTAAAATCGCTGTGTTGGGCAAGGGAACGGAATTTAAGCCTGTTACTTTTACGCCTGACGTTCTTAAACTTTTTGAATTAAAAAAATGGAACTTGTACACGATTTTAGCAAAGTACGGAATACCGCCTAGAGTGGCAAATATTGGCGATAAAATAAATTCTTTTTCGGGCAAAGATACTGCGGAGCAACATTCGGCGTTTTGGAAATATACGCTTATCCCGATACTTCGGCAATTTGAGCAGATTTTAGAAACACAATTTTTTATCCGATTTGGATTAAAAGAACGTGGAATATTTGACCTTTGGGATATACCAGAACTGCAAGATAACGAAGACCAACAGAGCAAGCGAGATATTGCGGAAATAACAGCAGGGATTAAAACGATAAATGACGTATTAAAAGAACGTGGCAAAGATACAAAGCCGTGGGGCGATGTTTGGTATAAACCGCAAAATTTAATACCTGTTAATCAATCTAAAGAAAAGGGAGTTAAAGGCGAATAACTATGTCGGGCGGTACACTGGTTGTTAGCCGTGCGGTTAATAACCACAAATATTATAAAGAACGATTGGAAAACAAGGGCATAAAAAATGTTTATGTAACTGATGTAGAAAAGGACGGATTGAATTCAATTATTAATAAAATGAAACCTGATTTAATGATAATGGGGGCAAGATTTTATCAATGCTCTACGCCGTATATGATGGGTTTGATTAAAAAAGATTTTTGCAATTTGAATATGGCGGCTGTTTGCTATGACGAATACCCTGTCGAATTGGGAGTGTATTTTATTGTGAACGGCGTTAATTCATATTTCAATATGTTTGAAGGTATCGAACAATTTAATTTAGGATTTGAAAATATTTTATCAGGAAAAGTATTTATTTCTGAAATTGTACAAAAAAGAATTGCAGGGCGTGAAGTTAGTTTAATTCCTGCAATAGAAATTTCACAGACGAAACTCGAAGTTATACGCTGTATGTGCAATGGTTTTACCAAAGAAGAAATTGGGCATACTTTGTATTTATCTCCAAGTACAGTAGGAAATTACAAGGAAGAAATATACAGGAGTTTGAATGTCCGTAATGTTTTTGAATTAATAAAAACGGCTTTGAGACTTAATTTTATTACCAAAGATGAATTAGTTTTTTGTCATAAAAATAATGACTTAAAACCTTTTAGAAGAAAAAAAACATTAGGGGGAAAAAATGTTATTAAGAACAAAGAGTGGAGAAATTAAGCAGGGGGATACTTCCTTACTGCTTGATTTTCTAGGAGTGAAAAAAGAAACGGCAGGGGTTCAAAAAGTAACCGCCGATGTGGAACTTATCGCTTGCGTTCCGTTTCTTCTTACGGCTGACACGGAGACGGATAAAGGTTATCCGTGGACTTTAAGCACTTATGACCTTGACCGCTATGGGGAACGGATAGACCCGAATGGTTGGGATTTTAAGGCTTATATGAAAAACCCGATTGTCGAGTGGGCACACAGGTACGATATTCCTGCAATAGGAAAGATTGAAACGCTTGCCGCTGATGAAAAAGGCTTACACGGCGTTGTTATTTTTAACAGCAAAGAATACGACGCTTTCGGTTGGAGCATTGGGGAGCGTGTGAAGAACGGCGTTATTCGGGCAGGTTCTGTCGGCTTCCGTATCATGGAGATTGAAATTCCGTCAAAGGAAGACAGCAAGGACGGAACGAGTTTAATTTTCCGTAAACAAGAACTTTTGGAATTCAGCATTTGTAATGTACCTGCTAATCCGTTTGCTTTAGCGAAAACTATTGAAACAAACAAAACGGAAACAACACAAGAATTAGGCTATTCGTCATTTTGGAATAGTTTAATAAATAACAATTAGGGGGAAAAAGTTATGGACGAACTTTTGAAAGACATTAGACAAAAATTGTCTAACATGAAGAAAATCGAGTTGACAGGTTTTACTAACACGGAAACCGCAACGGCGTATTTTCAGGAAAAGGAAGTTATCTTAGAGGGGATAGTTAAAACACTGGAGACTATCACTGTGCAAGAGACTACCGAAATGGAAGCGTTGAAAAGCACGATTAAGTCAATGCGTGAAGAAATTAAGGGGCAAGCGAAAAGCCCCAGAGAGTTATCACGGCGTGAACTGCTTTACAACTTGGGCAAGGGTATTGCTGCGGCATGGACTGGCAACCACAAAACGCTTTCGGAATTGGCGTTTTCGCCTAACATGAAAAGCGAGAATTGGACTAACCCCAAAGATGTATCATGGGGCGATAAAGGTTTTGTTATCAATAAGGCGGCGTTGGGCGACCCTATGGGAAATATGACACCGAGCAATGAGCAATACCTTATCAATCCGATTTATGAAACGGAAATCATGACGGAAGTAGCCAAAAAATCCGTAATGATGAACCTTGTCCGTCATCGCCCTATGGCTGGTCCTTCAATATTTCTTCCTACAAGGGACAGGGGCGGCGTTCAACTTCACTGGCTGACCGCTTACGGACAAAAAATAGAAGGGAGCAAGCCTAAAGGGGCGGAACGTGTAGAATTGAAAGCCTACACTCTGGCAGGCTATATTCCTTGGTTTGATGAATTTGAGGAAGATGTTTTTGTCGATTTGGGGGCAATGTTCATTGACGAGTTTGTCGAGACTTACGGACAGGAATTCGACAGGCAATGTTTGCTTGCCGATGATGACCCATTTACAGGGGCTATGATGTGTTCCGACGTTACGGAAGTAGCGATTAAGGGAAACACCATTGAAGATTTAACATGGAAGGATTTTAGAGACGCTGTTTATAAAGTCCCTGCCGAAGAACGCAAAGACTGCTGTTGGTTTATCAATGAAACTGTGCTTAACCATATCGCAAATATCGAGGACACGACAGGCAGACCGATTTGGAGATGTCCGACAGAAGCAATGCCGGGACGTTTAGACTTGTATCCGTATCATGAAGTTTCGATACTGCCGCAGATTGCGGATATTGGGGCTAATGAAATGTTTGCTATTTTTATGAACCCTAAACGGATACAGCACGGAAACCGCAGAGGGATTGAACTTAAAAAGTTTGACCAGACTACGGAAAGCCTTGAATACGGCGAATTATTTTTGCGTTTCCGCAAGAGAGACGGCTTCCTTGTAACCAGACCGAAGGGGAACATGGTTGTATTAAAAACTAAAGCAACCTAAATAAAAATGCCGTCCGTTTATCTACGGACGGTTTTTCTTTTTATAAAGAGCGTTATTTGAAATAACAAGGGAAGGATTTAATATTTTGGTATGATATATGGGGGCGTTACGGGGGGTGTCCCCCCGTATCGGGGGTAGCGGAAAAGCCGAAGGCTTTGGAGCGTAGGGGGTGTCCCCCATATATTATTTTATAAACCTTATTTGGATTTAGGGCGTTGCTTGCCTTTCTGCCTTGCCTTTGTCTGTGCTTTAGGCTGTGATTTTGCCTTTGCGGTTTTGGTTGTTTTTTTGGTGTTCAACTTTATATCTCCTTTTAATTTATTTTTATCTGTGTATTCTGCAAATATACGAGTTACAGTGCTGACAAAATACTTTGGGTTTTCTTTCATTATCATTCTATTGCATACTTCAATACATTCATCACAAATACATATTTTTGATGGTGGGTCTAATGCAATAAGCCTGTAAGAATTAACAGCGGATTTACCGCAAAATGAGCATTTTAGATTTGGGTCAAAAACGGTCTTTTTAAGCGGCTTTTTTTTAGCGGCTTTTGGCTTTGGCGTATTTTTTAACATTTATAGAGAATATCATAATTTTGAAAAAAAATAAAGTTTACAAAAATAATAAGAAAATCGGTATAAAGGCTTGACACTATACTATTGTATAGTATAATTATAATATGGCAAAAACTACAGGATTTGCGTCTCCGGCACAAGGATATGAAAATACTACTATTGACCTCAATGGGCTTCTTGTTAAAAATCCGCCTGCGACTTTTTTCTTTAGGCTTGAAAGCGGTGATATGAAAAAATTGGGGTTGGCTAAAGGGGCTTTGTTGGTTGTTGACAGGTCGAAAAATCCTACGCCTGATGATTTGGTTTTGATTGTTCATGAGAATAGATTTTTATGCCGTCTTATGAGTAAAGATAATAACAATATTATTTTTACAAACGGAAAAAATAATATTGTCCCGATTACCGATGATACGGTTATTATCGGAGTTGTTACCGCCGCTATTCAGGAATTTAATAAATGATAATGCACGTTGACGGCAATTCGTTTTACGCCGCTTGCGAGCGTGTTTTTCGCCCTGATTTATTACATAGCCCTATTGCGGTATTAAGTAATAATGACGGAATTATTATTGCCTTAAACGCTGAATGTAAGGCGTTGGGGTTTCAGAGAGGGGACGTATTCTTTAAGGTTAAAAGCAATTTGGAAAAAAGAGGGGTTGCGGTTTTTTCTTCTAACTACACACTCTACGCCGATATGTCCGCAAGGTTAAATGTGATTTATAACCGCTTTGCTCCCGATGTCGAGGTGTACTCAATTGATGAAAGTTTTTTGTTTTTTCCTGATTGGAACAATACGGATTATTATGATATTGGCTTGGAGTTAAAAAATACCGTTACTAAAGAGACAGGTATTCCTGTATCGGTTGGAATTGCACCAAACAAGGTTTTAGCGAAGATGTGTAATAAATTGGCGAAAAAAAGAGGCGGCGTTTGCGACTGGAGTAAACTAAATAAAGATGAAGAATTACAGAATTATCCTGTCGGCGATATTTGGGGGATAGGACATTCAAAGACGGAATTTTTAAGGAAGCATGGGATTACTACGGCATTAGGATTAAAAAATTATCCTTTGTGGAGAGCGAAAGACAATTTGACTATTACAGGTTACAAGATTGTACAGGAGTTAAACGAAGTTAGGGCTATTGATAAAATTGAGGAAGCACCCCGACAAGTTGTAATGGTGTCTAGGAGTTTTCAATCGCCTGTTTATGAATTATGTGATATTATTACGGCGTTGTCGGAATATACGCAAGAGGCTGTACAAAGAATAAGAAACGAAGGGTTATCATGTAAATATGTAAGTGTCTACCTGATGACTAACGCCTACTCCGAAGGGGAACAATATTTTAATCAACTTACAGCGGAACTGCCTTATTTGTCGGCTTATCTTCCCGAAATACAGGCTGTTGCCAATGAGTTATTAAGAAGAATTTACCGCCCTGATTACAAATACAGAAAAGTAATGATTGGTTTGACTGGCTTGGCTTTTGACAATAATCCGCAGTTGGATTTATTTGATTTAGGTTATAACCGCAGTAAGGAATTTGAACCTCTGATGAAAGCCTTTGACGCTATTAATGACAGATATGGAAGGGGTACTATTAAATTGGGTTGCGGATTAGTAGGGAAAAAACCAAAAGATGATGAAGGTTTAGCGTGGGCAATGAAGCGAGATTATCTTTCGCCGTGCTATACTACTGATATAAAACAAATACCTTTGGCATTTTAGAGGAATTATGGGAGAATTATTGATTGGTACTAGCGGTTATGATTACCCTGATTGGAAGGGGGGATTTTATCCTATTAGTCTTGCTCGTACAAAGTTTTTAGAATACTACAGTGAACATTTTAATTCGCTTGAATTGAATGGTACTTATTATCGTATGCCTACGGCAGAACAAATGAAAAAGATGATTGTGAGGTCGGGCGGCAGGGTTAAATTTACTGTTAAGGCGTTTGGGGAATTAACACATGGGATTGATAAGGGGAATTATCAAGTTTTAATTACGGAATTCAAAAAGTCTCTTGAACCGCTGATTTCCAATAATTTATTGCTATGCTCTTTGTTTCAGTTTCCTGAAAGTTATCATTATGAGAAAGAAGAAAGATTATATTTAGATACATTACTTAAAGAAGTTTCGGATTTTCCTGTTGTTGTTGAAATGCGTAATGCTAATTGGCAGAATGAGCAGGTTTATAATGCCTTAAAAGAGCGTAATGTCGGTTGGTGTATTACTGATAACCCTTCACTAAAAAATCTTTTGAAATTAGATTATAAGGCTACAAGCGATATTGCATATATGCGGTTTCATGGGCGTAATGCCGATATGTGGTATAAGGGGGATAATGTTTCCCGATATGATTATATGTATTCAGATACCGAGTTACAGGCTTTTGTTAATCCGATTTTGGAATTACTGAAACATACTAAAATTGTGCAACTTTTCTTTAATAACCACGCTAAAAGCCAAGCGGTGGTTAATGCTAAAAAAATAGAAATGCTATTAAAAGAATTGATTAAAGAATAAATTATTAGAAAAAGTCAGTTTTTAGTAGTCAATTTCTCCCCTATTTCTCGCAGTTTTTCTAACTCCAATTCGGCAGGGTTTTTTACAGGGAATTGATTTATCATTTTGGCGGCACAATCTTCACAAAGATAAAAATCATAGGGGGGTGTGCTTTTAATAAAGTATTTTGCCTTGCTGTGCGGTTTGTCGCATAGGAAACAATGGGGGTCTTCCATGAGGTCTGGGACAGGGTTTGAAGGGTTTACCATAAATTAGAGATTACTATATTTTTATAGGGAATTTACCCTAAAAATATGTGAATTTATACCCCCTATTAAATTGATATTGAAGATATTACTAAATATATTGACAAAATAAAGAAAAACTTATAGTGTAAAAAAACAATCTTTTAGGATATTGTCATATATTTGGACGTTATGGCAAATACCGCTTTGCGGATTAGCATAAATTAGACGACGGGAAAGACCGTATAGGAATTACAACATGAAAAAGACAGTTTTGGTAATTGCGTTTTTATTGATTGTTATTAGTTATCAGGGGTTCGCACTTGGTAAACAAGACAAAGAACTAACAAAAAAAGTAGAAAAATTAGAAGGCGAAAATAAGGACATAAGGGGTGAAATTAATACTATAAAAATAGATGTTAATACTATTAAAACTGATGTAAGAAATATCAATGAAAGACTTGCGAGAATTGAAAGTCAAGGAAATAGACAACCTGAACAAAATACTCCTACCCCAAAAGTGGAACAAGATAATCCTGTTAATCCTGTAAACCCTACGCCTAATAATAATGTAACCAATTCAAGAACTGTAATGGGTCAAGGTTCATTAACACCAGAAAAAGTAATTGCTTATGCGAAAAGAAAAAATCCTGCACTGAAACCATCTGATGAATTAATTATCAGAAAGTATTTTGAAGAAGCAAATGCGGAGGGTGTAAATGCTGATTTTGCTGTTGCCCAAATGTTGTATTGGACGACTAATCTGACACAACGTGTATCAACAAATAATTTTGGCGGATTAAGCAAGTTTGAAAATTTTACTGGAAGGTTTGATAACGTTACAACAGGTGTCCGTGCACATATACAGCACTTAAAAGCCTATGCAAAAGAGACACCAAAACAAACAATTGTTGACCCACGTTATAATTTAGCACTTGACAGGGGTACAAAAGGAATAACATTTAACCAAGTTTACAGTATATGGTCAGAAAAAATTGAATATGGGCAAAAAATAGAAAATATACTCCGTGAACTTTCACGTTCTTAAAATAGGTTAAAGGACTTCGCCTACAACGTACGCCTCTATGGTTTCGGCGTAGCCTTTAACTGTTACATCTTTTCTTTCGGGGAATGAAAATTTATCTTTTACTTTTTCACGCACATCAGCGGTTACGAGTATGCCGCCTATTGGGGCGTTGCTTTCCATGCGTTGAGCAAGATTAACTGACGCACCTATTACTGTGTATTCAATTCTGGTTTTCATTCCAAGATTGCCTACTATTACTTTTCCTGTGTTTATACCTATTCGGACTTTTAAGTCAATATCAACAATGGGTTTCCATTTTTCGGCGAGGAGACGGACTTTTTTCTGCATTGCGATTGCCGCTTTTATACAGCGTTCAGTATGGTCGGGCATTTCTAAAGGGTCGCCGAAAAATGCAAGTATTCCGTCTCCCATAAATTTATCGACAGTGCCGCCGTGAGCAAATAATATTTCAGCCATGCTTTCAAGATAATCACTTAAAAAATTGTGTACGGCTTCGGGGGTTTTGTCGGAACTCCATTTTGTAAAACCTGAAATATCGGAAAAAAGAATTGTCAACTCTTTGTATGCAGGTTTCAAATCTGTTTTTCCTTCTCTCATTATGCGTTGTGCAAGAGCATGAGGAAAATAACGTGAAAGTGCGTTGCTTAATAAAAGTTGTGTTCGATACCTAGCAAATAAACGATACAGAAAAGAACATAACCATAAAATAAAAAATAAAAAAACAGGAAGCGAAACCCAAGGTGTTATTGCTAATTTATTCCAACGAAAAATTGTAACGCAAGAAAAAATTAGAAGTGAGGCAAGAAAACCAAAATGAAAAAATAAATCCTTGTTAAAGTAAAAAAATAAAAATGATATACATAATAGTAAAAGTATTGTAATAGCCTTAAAAGGAATAGAAGCCCAATTTATAAATGTTCTTTTTTCCAAGCCGCTTAAAATGCCGCTTAAAACTTCGGAGTGAACGCCTGACAGCGGATAAAGCCGTTCAAACGGAGTTGGTCCAAAATCTTTTTGGCTAGTACTTATTTCCGACAAGATAGCAATATGTCCGTTAAGACCGCTATATATTTTATCAAAAACTTCATCATCGGTTTTTGCGTTTACTACAGTAGTAAAAGATATTCTTCCTGTATCGTCTGCCCATGTTTCTGTATAAGGGATTAACATTCGCCCTTGTATGTCTATGGGAATACGGATAACTTCTTTTTCGGACAACGGAAGGGAAAGATATGAACCTGCTTTTAATTCTATGGTTTCTGTTTTTATTCCTAAATGAGAAACTGCCGCCGCTAAACCAAGAGAAGGTATATAACCGCCTTCCCATTCATACAATAGAGGGGTAC